AATACATTTTCCACGAAAAAACCCCCATCACCTTTCTGGTGTGGAGGTTTAATCGTCGCTTTTGCAGATTGTGAAAGCGTAAATCTGTGAATAACAAATTGGAGACAAATAGAAATGAAAAGTACACCGTCCATCCTTGGACATAATAAGTATACCATATATCATATAATTTGTCATTACTAAATTCAAAAAATAAAAAATAGGCTCAAAATGGCTTTATGTTTCCATTGCTGAGAGCCTACTATATAAAGTTGGTTAATATATTGTCAATAATCGCTCCGCCGAGCATATTCATGCGATATCCTTATGCGTGGATAAAGCTTCATTATTATATGACTTAAATATATCACCTAAGTTTATTATAAATCATTTTATTTTATTTGTCAATAAACATATTTACTTTTTTGCTGTTTTATGCTATAATATATGTGAAAGGAGTGGTAAGGTGACCAAAGAAGAAATTTATGGTATTTTGGCTACGGAAGATGAGAACGAAAGAGAATCAGCTATTGATGCTATGAGCGCTCGTGATGGCGAAGCATTAACGACTATTGAAACTTTAACAGCTGATAACGAGAATTTGCGTGCTGATGTAGCCGAAAGAGATGAGCAGATTTCCAAACTGTCTAAAGACATTGATGTGTGGAAGAAACGTGTTGACAGATTGTCAGATGTAAACCGCGCTGGATATGTTGAGGATAAGATGGAAAAAGATTTTAAATCATTACAGGATTATTTTTATAAAGAGTGAAAGGAGATTTTATGTCAAGATTATCAAAAATGCCAGATATTAACGAAGTAGGAAAAATGTCTGGTGCTGAGCTTTTAAACTTAGCAGTAAGAGAAATCAACAACCCAGAGCTTAACAAAGCTATCGGTGACACAACTATTGATTCTTCAACATTTGGTCAGATTGGTCAGATTATCAATTCAAATGACGATTGGAGAAATCAGGTTTACTACGCACTTATTAACAAAGTAGGATTATATGAAATGGGGTACGCTGTAGCTACCGACAAATACGGTGCTCTTATGCGTGATTACCTTTCAATCGGTGGAGCTGTTGATGAAATCGAAATGGACAAGATTAAGCCAGTTAAATACAACCCAGAAATCCAGTGGCAGGACGCACTGAAACAGTATATTCCAAAATACTTGGAAATGTTCCATACTCCAAACAGAAAAGAGTGTTATTCTTTAACTGTTAACCCAGAAATGGCAAAGCGTGCGTTTAGTAGCGAGCAGGCATTTAGAAGATTTTTGGATATGCAGTTCGCCGTAGCGGCAGAATCAAACAAAATTGACCGTAACTATTGGTTTTGGAATTTGTTTAAATATGCTGCTGAAAACATTGCATATTATGTTGAAATTCCAGGTTTCGATACAAAAGAACATGCCGAGGATACAACGGTTCTTGTTCGTCAGTGGGGATTAGACTTATTATTCCCAAGTGATAAATTTAATGTGGCAGGGTTTACTCGAGAAGTTTCTCCAGAAAATATCTTTATCATCATGAAGAACAGCGCAAAGGCATTCCAGAGCGTTAAGGTATTAGCAACATCTTACCATATGCAGGAAACCGAGTTTATTGCTAACCATACGTTAACTGTCCCTACATGGGTTGACCTAGGAGAAAACGTTGAAATCTTAATGGGTGATATCAATGCATTTAGATGTTACGTTAATTTATACGCAAGCGACTTCAATCATAACGGAGCTGTTATGGGTGATACTCACTTCTTGCACGTTCATGAAACGTATTCATCTTCTATTGTTTATCCTGTAATTGCTTTTAAATCATCCACTATTACTCCATCAGAATTAGGAGATTTTAAACCAGCTTCTAATACTATTCTTAACAAAGGCGATACGGAAATGATTTCTATTCCCGTTACTGCTGGAGATAATAAACAGGTGCATTATACGCTTACAGGTAATACAGCACCAGAAACTCAGATTCAGCCTTGGGGGTTATTATATGTAGGTCAGAACGAACAGGCAAGTGTTATTACTGTAACAGTAACAATCGGGGATGGAAACAGTGGTTCTCTTGTTACTAAATCTGTATCTTATCAGATTAGAGGTAATGCCCCAAAATTTGGATTCGTTCAGCCACAAGACCACTCCACTATTAAAAAAGGCGAAGTAGTTCAGTTAATGGCTTCTTTAGTAGAGGGACAAGCACCTATCACTTACAGCATTACCACTAGTGGGGTGCATTCTGGAACAACTATTACTCCAAGCGGTCTATTGACTATTGACGCCGCCGAAACACAGCCAAAAATCACAATTAAGTTACAGGCAGGTGTTACTTCCACAACCGTTGAATATACGATTGCAGACGCTTAATGTGGTTCGCTAATTTATACAGAGATGTAGATTGTCAACCGTCTAACGATAATGTTAGATGGTTTCAATCTCGTTCTGAACAAAAATCGTATTTTGAATCTAGGAAAATAAGTTCAGCGGTTGTAACGCCTATTAAGGACATGAATGTGATTGCGTTAGATGTGGATATAAATACTATGAGAGTTGTCCCGTATTTGTCTTTTGGTGAAGACGGCGGAAAAGAAATTTATGCATTTGTTGATGATTGCCAGTACACAAATGAAAGAAGAACATTAGTATATTATACTATTGACGAATGGCAAACATATATGTTTAACATCGAATGGAATCCCATGATGGTCGAACGTGAAAATGTAACAGATGATGGAATAGGGAATCATTTAGAGGATGAAAACTTGTCTATAAAAGATATGTTGACCGTTAGTGAGGTTGGAAGTGGTTTCTTTAACCCAGCTGAGTATCATATTATTATAGGGTATGCAGAAAAACCAGACGGAGGAAATGTATATCAAAGAATAACGTGCAATATTTTTAACGGTGTCGAATATAAGGATTGTGGAAAAGGTGATGAAGGCGCACAACGTGCAAGGGAGATATTAGAACAAATGCACGGTAAAGAAGATGCTATCGTAGGTTTATATATGTGCCCTGAGAAACTATTTAATGATTCCGCTATACCTAAACAGCTTAAATTTAATTTGCCGTCAAGACCAACATCATTAGGCGGTTATATACCGAAAAACAATAAGTTATTTACGTATCCATATGTTGATTGCTTAGTTAGTAATGGAAATGGTCAAACTCTCGAATTAAAGTATGAATATTTAGGAAACTTAGAAATGGTTGTTGAATTTTCTTTCGGTATAAACATGGAAGCCGAAGCATTTCCAAACAATTATTTAGGTGAGGTTAATAACGACTTGTATAAGATATCTATAAATAATTTCCCACAATGCGCGTTTATAGTTGATTCTTATAAAGCGTGGTTAGCTCAAAACCAAGGTAGATTTATGTACCAAATCGGTGAAAGTTTTGTAAAAGGTGCATCAACAGCTGTAATGGCGTCACCTATATCTGGAGTTTCAATGGGGAGTATAATGGCTACAGGGTTAGCTGGTGGATTGGCTTCTGGAGCTTCAACAGCATCAAGCATTTTATCACAAAATATTAGTGCTCAACGTATGCCAGATAGCGCAAGGGGAACTACTTCTGGCGACGCAGGATTCGCTAACGGTAGGGCAGACTTTAGAGCAAGGTCTAGGACGATAACCAAACAGGAAGCAATGATAATTGATGATTATTTTACCCGTTACGGTTATAGAGTTATGAGGTATAAAGTGCCAAACTTAACTACGCATTCATTGTTTAATTACGTTAAGGCTGTAGACCCAAATATAACGGGAAATATACCTTCAACGTATCTTGACAAAATCATTGCTAGAGTAAGTGCAGGTGTAACCCTAATGCATACTGATTTACAAAAAGTAAAAACAAACTATATGGAAAATGAGGTGATAAGCAATGAAAACACTTGACGAATTAACGACACGAAGTAATATATCGAAGTGTACTACATTTTATTTAAGCGACAAGCAAGCGAGTAAGATACAAATTGACTTGGACAACGATAGAATATGGGCATATTATATTGATAAATTTATTGAAGATTTAATGTCGTTGTTTGTTTGGAAAGGATTGCCAGATGGAATTACCTCTTTTATTTTAGAATATATGCTTATGGCAAACGGAAGTTTTGTATTATATGATGATGATGGAATATTAAAAGCGTCTCGTTATGTAATGGTAACGTGGGATGATTACTTTCAACCGGTGACAGTACGAACCGTTAATATTGCAACAGATAAAGGCTTAACCGGTAAATTATTATATGATGATGAGTTTATTTATTGTTGGAATAGTAATACAGGGTTGCCAGTGTTTAATGTAGCAACAACTATTGCTGAAAGGTTGGCTAAAATCGAAAGAACTATTGATTATATCCACAGGCAGATGAGAAGACCAACATTGTTTAGCGGCACTCAAGCATTGAAAAGTACAGTGGATAACATTATGAACGAAAACGACCCAAAAACATGGTATATAGTTGACAAAGACCTAAACGGAATAAACGGGGTACCAGTGATTAGCGGTGACGTTGGAAAAGGCTTAGACGTACTTATGAATATGAGAAAAATGTATTTGCAGGAATGGGATACAAGAGTCGGTTTACACACCATTATGAATGATAAATCAGAACGCCTTACAGAGTTTGAGGGGTTAAGTTTTTCAGAAGCTGGGAACATAAATATTAGTGGAATGTATCAACAAAGGATTGCTTTCAGAGATTGGGCACGGGAAAGGTTCCCCGAAAAATGCTCAGAATTAGATGTTTCATATAGTCCGTTTATTCGTGTGCGTGGTGAAGAAGTCCCAGACGGTTATGAAGAAAAAGAGGTGTATGACTTTGTTGGTGAGTGATATCATAAGAAGTGGGTATAAAAACACTGATTACTTTAACACAAATTTTATGGAATTGATAAGGAATCAGCGTTCTAGGATTTTTGGTTTCGATTATCCGATAGACCCAAAATTTAAAGAAGACTTTGAAGTTAATTTTATCTTGCATTTCTTTAACTATCGTATTTCTGACACAGTAGAAGCGCATACGTATTTATCGTGGCAGTCAATGTTAGCAGATAGAATGTATCAGTTATTTCCGCTGTATAATCAATTTTTCGAGAAGATTACAAAAGAAGATATAAGCGGAACAGAAAAGTATGTTTCACGTGAAACGTTTGATGAGGATACATCTAATGATAGTATGTCAAATAGTATATATAACGATAATACACATGTAACGGAAGAGAGCGAACAGAAAACAGATAATGTTAATCGAGACTTTCCATTAAGCTCCGTCACCAATACTAACGCTTATATGACAGATGCCCAAGATAATATGGAAACCAAAATTTTTGAGCATAACGCCGAATCAATAGGTGATAATATTACCACGGGTAATGACGTTGGGAGTAGAAATTTCAACAGAAATAAAACTGATGAAAAAATGATGATTGATTTTGATTATTATAAACGATTCCGCGAAGAATTAAACGGAATTTATAACGAAATATATAAGTTTTGCTGTGATTTGTTTATTTGTGCATGGTAAGGAGGAAAAACAATGGAGTTATATAAACCTAAAACAATGCCATACGATATGAAAATAGATGATGCTTTAAAATTTGCAAGAAAGGAGCTTTATTTGGTAAATCGTTCATTACGTTCTCTTGACAAATGTTCTGATTCAGTTACTTATGGAATGGTATTATCATACAAAGTTTGTATAACAGAAAAATTAAGTGAACTTAAAAAACTAAAAATAGATGGAATAGAAAGGGTTAACGTGCTACAATGAAAGCAGGGCAAAAGATGAATACTGATGATGGGAAATATCAAGTTTGTTTATTTCCGTGTGATATAATGAATATCACCCAGTTATCTGGTTCGGATTCATTTTCACATTGTTGCGGACATCCTATGGATATTATAGGTAACAGCGCTCGTTATCCATTATATGCTCCGTGTGATTGTCACTTAATATATCAAGATAGCGTCGGAAATACTAGAGGTTATCAATCAGATAATGAGGTTGCAACACCAAGCGGAATAGGTTATGTATGCTTTAGTTTTACGCATGATGAAAATCCGCCGTCGGCAACAAAATTTAAACAGGGAGATTTGATAACCCATACAGGTATAGCAGGGCAAGCATACGGTGACCATTGTCATCTAGACCAAGCGAAAGGTCAGAATAAGGGTCTTGTATCCTATGGTATTACTTGCGCAATGGGAAATCCATGTTATGCTTTGCAAGACAGTGCAGAACCAGTTGACATATGGTATATAAATGATACTACCGTAGTTAACACTATGGGGCTTGTATTTAAAAAGTATGATGGAGGTGTTACACCACCGACACCAACACCCACAAAAAGAAATAAAATGAAACTTATGTATTATATGAAAGGATGGAACACGAGATATGGCAGATTTTAGACCGACATTTCCGTTTGACCCAAATATCAGACCAGTAACAAACAACCTTAATTGCGCAGTTAATACAATAACTCGTTATGATATGGAGTTTATAAAGGCATATAGCGACAAAGAATTATTGCACGCTTTGTGCTATCAGATTGCAAACGTTATTGATATGCTTAACTTAACCCAAGAACAGTTTGAAAAGTTGGTAGCGTGGATAAATGATAATTTATGGGAATATGCTGGTAACTTACTACAGCAGTGGCTAGAACAAGGGTTAATTAAAATAGGTGTTAACTATAAGGCTGAAACGGAAACGTTAAGCTTTGTTTTCAAACGTTATAAGGAGGTAGAGTAATATGCCAGAGGTAGCTAATCTAGAATTTGAAGATGGAACATACTCTATTAAGGATAAAACAGCAAGACAGCAGGTTCAAAACATTATTAACAATAATCTTCCTAACAAAGCAAGTGCTAGGGTTTGGAACGTTGTTACTGATGGAGGAGCAGACCCAACAGCTGGCTCATCTTCACAAGCCGCTTTTGATAAAATAGCTAGTATTATTGACAATTATGATTACGTTTATATACCTAAAGGCGGATATATACTAAACAAGCTATTTATATGCAGTAGCAAGGTGATATGTGACGGGCAAACGATTGACGAAAACCCTGATAGTAAGATATTAGCTGTTAAAGAAATACCAACAGCATACCCAAGTTTTAAATTATTAAAACAAGTAGAAAAGCCAAGTGACGGCTATAGTTTTCAAGGCTGGTGTTATTTAAAGGATGGGGACGATTATACAAGCAATGTCTTAGCCATTAACAGAAATGCTAGTACAAGTAAGACGGTTTTAAAACGTTATAATAACTTGCTAGAATTGCAATCCACAGAAGAAAAGCCATGGGGGCACGGAAATTCACTAACATATATGCCGTCTTTAACTGCAAATGGTGGAAACTATGTATATATGGTATGCCCAATCAATGCTAACAATTTAATTATGTATGACGCTTCAACAGGAAACAATAATACAGTGCCTGTAAATGGGGTGTCATCACAAATAAACATTGCTAATAAAATTGGTAATTCACCGCACATTATCGTGCAAACAGAAGATAATAAAATTCATGTTTGCCAATGTTCTGGTAGCGGTATAGATGTTTCCTTTACTTCTGTATATTCTGTTTCTATTTCAAGACCATCGCTTCAAGGTAGACTATTAGGGGGTCTTAACGGTTTAGCATACTTTAAAGGTAATATAGTTACTTTATGGAGTGATAATACTTCAAGTAATTATGACTTTGTGCGGAATGCGATTCGAGTTGATAAGGTTTCGGGCGGTTTATTGTATCAATATTTGTGCAATCCTACTTACGAAGCTAAAGAATTTGAGGGTCTTAATGTTACTGGAAATACAATAAAAATGTTAGAATATGGTAATAATTCCGTTTTTACTGATTATAATTCATGGTCATTATGGGAAATAAACCCATATGACAGCGGTTTAAGTGATAAAAGTAGTGAATTAGAATTTAATGGGGTGATTGGGGAGCAACGTATACGAGTAAATAGTAATAACACTAACTGGGGGAAAGGAACAAGTGATTCACCATTTAAGTATGTTCAGTTTGCTATTAGTTATGCGTCTTCATTTCAGCCTGTTCATATTCAAGCGACATCACTATCACTAGCGGTAGCAACTGGTGAAATACACATTAAAAACAGAGCGCATTTCTTAAAAATTAGTAATGTTAGATTTAACGGGAAAATTACGGTGGAAAACTGTGCAAATGTTCAATTTGAAAATTGTGAGTTTAACTTTACAGGGGATTATCAAATTACAATCGATGCAAGTAATGTTGACTTTAGCGGTTGTACTGCTACTATGACTGGTGGTCAAAATGGAAATGGATGGATAAGAGCAGTAGGTAATTCGAATGTTGAGCTTCACAACTCATGCAAAATTACAGCTAGAAATGTTGCTTCACTTAGTAGAGGGGCAAAGTTCAGTTTCGGAACTGACACAAAAGGAACGGTATATAATTGTATATATAACGAATCAAGTGTTTCGGTAGGAAGTGTAAAAGGTATAGCTTATACGTATAAGTCATCTTTGAGTAAAGGTGGACTTGACGGAACAGTAAATGAATAAGAGGTTAAAAATATGAATATTAACAATAAAGATATAGCTAACATTTTGTGGACAGGAATAAGCACATTCTTTGTATATGTTTTTGGGGGTATAGATGTGGCTTTTAAGTGCCTTATTATTATTATGATTATTGACTATAGTACTGGAGTTATTGCAAATAGGGTTAATCTCGATAGTAAAATAGGATTTAAAGGTATCGCTAAAAAGGTAATGATACTAGCGCTTGTGGCAGTAGGTGCACAAGTTGATAAAGCCATGGGAACAGATGGTTATATTTGCAGAACACTTGTAACAATGTTTTATATCGCGAATGAAAGCCTTTCAATCGTTGAAAATTCCGCAAAGATGGGACTACCTGTGCCGCAAAAACTTATTGATTGCTTAGAACAATTAAAAGGAAACGAAGAAAGCGAGGACAAAAATGAACGCAAATGATTTTTTAAAGTCTACTTATGGAAAGTATTATGATATTGACGGTTATTATGGCGCTCAGTGTTGGGATTACTTTGCATATCTATGTACTGTAATCGGTAGTAAAATAATTAACTGTACCTCAACAGGATACGTTATTGACATTTGGAATAACCGTAAAAATAACGGTGTATTAGATAAGTTTAAGGAAGTGTCAGTATCGAGTTTACAAGTTGGTGATGTAGTTGTATTTAAAAACGGAGGAAATCTTACACCTTTATCCCATATTGGCGTATTTGCTGGGTGGTTAAATAAGGGTAGCACATTTACTTTACAAGCTCAAAATCAATATGGTACAGCAAGCGTTAATAAAGGTCTTATGTATGTTAGTGATATTGCTGGTTGCCTACGGCCTAAAGTATGGGTTAATAAATCGCCAGATTTACCTATTAAATCAAAAGGAAAAGCTACTGCAAAGTATGATTACATTCGTGTACGTAACAAACCTAGTCTTGATAATTCCGCATTAACGGGAGATTGGTACAATACAGGGATGAAATTAAATTATCAAAACGTTGTAAAAGCTGATGGATGGTGTTGGTTAGAGTATGTAAGTAGCAAAACAAATAAAAAACATTATGTCGCATACGGAACTACAGACGGAAAAACGGTTTACTGGAAAGTTGAATAAACTTGTGGTATAACCCAAACTTAACGCTGTCACACGGTTGTCTACTTAATTATGTCCTAGGCAACCGTGGCGGCGGTAAAACATACGGTAGTTTTGTAAAAGGCATAAAAAATAAAATATATAAAAATAAGCAATTTATATATTTGCGCAGGTATAAAAGTGAATTAGAAGATTTTGCTACACAATTTGACGAGGTTTCACGAGAATTTCCAGACTACATTATAAGCGTAAAAGGAAGAACAGGTTACATCATAAAACGAACAGGCGATGAAAAAGAAGATTCTAAAAACTTATATAAAAAGAAAAATATATTTTGCAAAGCGGTTGCTCTGTCTAATGCTGTGACAAAAAAGTCAACAAATTATGATAAAGTTAACTTCATTATATTTGACGAGTTCATTATCGAAAAATCGTCAAAATTGTTTTATCTTCCAAACGAAGTTGACGCGCTTATTGGATTTATGGAAACGGTTTTCCGAAGTCGAGAAAAATGTCAGTGCCTGTGCTTAGCTAACTCGGTTACCATGAATAACCCGCATTGTGTTTACTGGGGATATACAAAAAGAATAGATAATAAAGATATTGTAAAGGACAAAGATGGGCTATTGCTTTTTCATCATTTTGCCGACCAAGAATATATAAACTTTAAATCACAAACAAAGTTAGGAATGCTACAAAGAAAATCTAAAATAGGGGGTTATCTGATAGATAACGAATTTATAAACGATGATTCTCCATTTATCAAAAATAAAACGCCAGAAGCGATACACATTGCAAGCGTTGATATTTACGGAAAGCACTTAGGTTTGTGGATGGACTATAAAGACAGTAAGTTATATATAAGTACCAAAGTAGGTAAAAATGACAGTATAACATATGCCCTTACTACAGATGATATGCAACCAAATGTAGTAATGCTTCAATTTTTCAAAAACAATCATCATATGAGGTTACTACGCACAATGTTTCAAAACGCTTGCGTATATTATGATGATACAGAAGCATATTTTAGCGCAAAAGATTTAAACAAATTACTTTAAAAGTATTGACATTAAATAAATCTTCTGATATAATTAAGATGTAGTTAAGGAATGGAGAGATAAAATGAAAAAGAGCATTATCACTGGCACAGCTTCAGTTAATGTACTTCTAAATGACGGAAATTCAATTTTAAAAGAAGTTGATTTCGTAGGAAAATTCAGCGAAAGAAAAATTGTTAAAAAAGCAATTGCTGACATTGAAGAAGTGTGCAAAGCTAAAGTAGTAAGTGGAAGTGTTAAAGAAGAAGTAAACACTTATGAAATGAGCGAAGAAACTTTTATTGCAAATGCCACTATTGTATTGGATGATGAATAGTACGAATTAGAATTAGACTAGTAAAGGAGAAATTAGAAAATGAAAACATTAAAGGAATTAGCAAAGGAACAGAACGGAACAAAAGAAACTTTTATTGGTAGAACGGGAGAAAAAATTGATTCTATCCTTGGAAAAGTTATTACTTTACGTGACTACGAACATAGAAGTAAAAAGAAAGGTAACAACTATGAACAATTCGTTGCCTTTATCGTTGATGAAGATACAGAGCATTACTACAACGGTGGCACTAAAATGAAAGACTTTATCACTAAAGTAGAAGAAGAAAATTTAGTAGAGGATTTACTACGAGAAGGAGTGCCTATGTTGATGAAAAAGACAAAAACTTCAAACGGAAATACTTTTACTGATATCACATTCTACCCGCCAGAAAGTGAATTGCCGTTCTAGTATTAAAGGGTGTGAAAACACTCTTTTTATTTTATGAAAAAGAAAAAAGGATATTATAGGAACAAACAAGGCGCTTGGCTTAACAGAAAGCTTATAAAAAGAGCTGAAAAACTGGCGGAACAAATAAATGAGCAAAGAGCCGAAAAACGTTCACAAATATTAAGTAAGCCTTTTATACGTGAGGAAGGTAGCCAAGCAGTTAAAGAAACAGTAGGTCAATATCACGGACAGAGGGCAACTAAATATCTAGGGGAAACAGCTTTCCCAGAATTAAATAGCGTTAGATTTAACCCAGAAACATTACAATCTAATAGCGCGTTAGAACGTAAAGTAAAAGCTTGGCAACGCATGAAAACTAAAAAATATACTGAAAAAATGAAAGCGTTATATAAAAATAATTTGATTAAATCAATAGAAACAAAGTTTGGAAATGTTGGCGACGAAAAAGAAATAAAAGAAATAATAAAAAAGATAAAAAGAATGAGCGCAAAAGAATTAGCTGAATTTGCGTATACAACTGAGGTATTAAACATAGATTTTATTTATGGAAACCCAGAATCAGAAGACAATTTCAATCTATTTAAGGATACTGTAACAGATTTTTACAATAAAAAATACGGAAAAAGAAGTAAGAAATGAAAACAAATATTAAAAATTCATACGCTTGTGATTTTGAAACATTAGTTTTAACGAAAGAACAAATAGAAGCAGGAATGAGAACGTATGTATGGGCATGGGGGTGTTGCAAAGTATATGATAACGATAATTATGACGTGATATTCGGCACTTCTATTGATTCTTTTATGGAATATGTTAAAGCACTTCATAAACCTGTGTTATTTTTTCACAACTTAAAGTTTGATGGGTCGTTTATTGTGTGGTGGCTACTTAAAAACGGTTATAAATGGTCTAAAGAAAAAGAGCCTAAAACATTCGATACAATGATAAATAAGCAAGGAATTTGGTATCAAATAAGCATTGTGTGGGACGCAAAAGGTAGAAACAAACACGAAACAATTATACAAGACAGTTTGAAGAAAATGCCTTATAGCATTTCAGCTATTGCTAAAAATTTCGGATTTGATTCAGACATGCAAAAGTTGGAAATAGATTATAATGGTTATCGAGAAGAAAACGGAGTATTAAGCGAAACAGACAAAGAATATTTGCGGCATGATGTTGTTATACAAGCTAGGGCATTAAAAATGTTATTTGATGAAGGATTTAAGAAGATGACAACAGGAAGTGATACATTAGCAAATTTTAAAGAAAATATAGGAGGAGAAAAACAATTTACAAAATACTTTCCAGTTTTAGACCATGAAACAGATAAAATGTTGCGGAAGTCATATGCTGGAGGTTTTGTATATGTTAACAAAAAATATGCCAAAATTTCAGAAAATGGACAAATTGGCATATGCTGTAATATAGATAAAAATAGTATGCACCCGTCTATGATGTGCACAAGGGAAATGCCGTACGGACTTCCTAATTATTTTGAGGGGGAATATACTGGTGATAGTAAATGTTATATTCAGCATTTCTTATGCCGATTTGATGTAAAAGACAGATATATCCCAACAATACAAATAAAAAAGACTGTTCGTTATTGTGATACAGAATATCTTGAACATAGTAAAATTGATGATTATATTGACGAACAAGTAGAATTGTGGTTACCATCACCAGACCTAGAAATATTCTTTAAACACTACAACGTATATGATATTGAGTACTTGGATGGTTTTTATTTTAAAACAGCAAAAGGACAATTTTTTAACGATTATATAAATAATTTGATGAAAACAAAGGAAACAAGCGAGGGAGTGAAAAGACTTATGGCAAAGCTACGCATGAATGCATTATACGGAAAATTTGGGACGAACCCAGAAGTAAAAGAAAAAGAGCCTTATTTGCTTAATGATGTACTAAAATTCCGCACGCCAACACGCCCAGAATTTAAAGAAGACGGTGAGATTGTTGAAGTAGAGGACGTAACAATAAAAGACCCTATATATTTACCGCTAGCAATATTTATTACTGCATGGTCTAGATATGACATAATCAGTACAATAGACAAAGTTAACAAATCATATATAAATTATAAATCTGACCAAGACCGTTTCATTTATGTCGACACTGACAGCGTACATATGATTGGGTGGCATATACCTAAAAGCATAAAAATTCATGATACGCACCTAGATTGTTGGAAAGTCGAAACATACAATATAGGAGCGAAATATTTACGCCAAAAAACTTATATTGATAAAGTTATATGCAAAACAAACAAAGAAAAAAAGAAATGGTTATCTAAAGTAAAAGAATATGAAAAAGAACATAAAGAAAGCGGTATGCCGTGGAAAGATTTTGTAGAACAAAAACCGCCGCACTTTGGATATGAAAGGGGAAGCATGTATCTGCTTGAAGTTAAGTGTGCAGGAATGCCAGATAAAATAAAAGATATATTAACTTATGATGCTTTCAAAGTTGGATTTAAATCTGACCAAAAGTTAATAGGGCACCAAGTAAAAGGCGGTGTAGTTTTAATGAATGATAAATTTGAAATTAAGGCTAAAAAGTAGTTGACTTTTTAGTCTTCTTTTGTTATAATATAAGTGTAATAAAGGTAACCCCTTAAAGGAGAAAAGAAAAATGAAAACAACACTTGTAGAACTGGCTTATAAACTAATGGAGAATAATAAAGCAGATAAACTTTAGATTATTTACAATGGTACCACAATCGCGTACATGTCACCGAAAGAAGTGTACTGGGGTGTTTCACGTTTGTTTATAATAAAACACGTTGAATACCTGCGGGATTGGGAATATAGAGTAATTGTTGAAATTGATGAAAGCGAGGAAATATAATGGAAACTGTAGGAAACATATTATGCGAACTACCAAATAAACCAGAAAAAAATACGTAGTTATTATGTACCGTGGTAATAAAATTATGTCTGGATTTGTAGATATAGTTACATGGGCAACAACAAGATTTATTAGAGAATGTAAGGCTACTAAGGAAGAAGGAGTAGAGCTTGGTAGAAAAACATATTTTATCATAATTGAAGAAGGAGAAATATAATGGAAACGGTAGAAACTATCATAAATAAGCTAATCAAAAACGGAAGTTATGAAATGGTTGGAATAGAATATCATGACCACATTATATACTTTGGCAGTTTAGAAAACTTGAGAAGAACATTGGGTTATTATTTATTGGAATGCAAAGCTGATTCAACTCCTATAATGAAAAATGACCCGACTTATTTGTGTGTTATAACTATTAAGGATGGTGAACTTGACAAATGAAAGTAATAAAATACAGCGCGTGGTTTCTTCTGGAAACCGCCGCTATCATCCTATTTTTGGCTTGGTGGTGGTCATAATGATAGATATTATATGTTTTACAATCGTTTGCTGTGTAGCGATTATGGCGGTTACAACAATTTATTGTGTAGAAATAAATGTAGAAAGGAAATATAGAGATGAAGACTAATGACATACATAGAAAAATGCTTAGCATTAGCAAAAATCTATTGACTGAACACAATTTAGATTTTTCGTGGTATATAAACGATTATCACGGAGTTGGCGGATATTTGCATAATGGAAAACTTCCTAACTTGATTGTTAGTGTATATTTGACAGATAAAGTGATAGAAATGTGCAGCGTTAAAATGCTAACAAATGACTTACAATATGAATACGCATGTGAGTTATTAAAAGAATTTAAAGTTAAAATAGTTGACTATTAAATAAAAACTATGATATAATAAAGAGGAAGATAAGGAGAGGAACAATAAAAATGAAACTAATTGACATCTTAACATCACTTGAAGACAATGACTTTGTAGAAATAATGGAAGTTAATACAACTGACGAGTTACATTGTTATGTCAAAGATTCAATAAAATACTTAGAAAAATTTAAAAAAGTATTAAGTTATGATATGACTGTTACTAATTATCAATTTATAAAGGAATTAAATATTCATAGAATTTGGGTTAATAAAAATTACTAATATAGATTAAACCTCCACACCAGAAAGGTGATGGGGGTTTTTTCGTGGAAAATGTATTGTGTATAGATACC